CGTTTTCACCAAAATTCTTTTCTGAAACGTCGAGGACTTCCCAATAACCGTCGCTAGTCAGTTGGCCGAAGCCGTCTGTTTCGGGGTCGGTGATAGTGAGTCCACCATAATTTGATACTCGACCATAGTAAGCATCAAGAAACTCACTCCCCACCGTTGAAGCCATAACAGAATGAGCAACATTATTGTTCCAAGCACACTCATAGTTCTGGCTTGGATAAGTCGAAGTCGCATAAGTGCTTAGTGATTGCGAGACACCATTTACCCAGATGCGTACACGATCTGCCGCTGTAGCTTGTGTTGTATCAACAGCCACAATGATGTGCGCCCATCCGGCGTAGTCGCGAAATACTGCATCGGTTTTGCAAGCAAATTCACGCGAAACAGCAAACACACCAGCATCAACAATAATTTGATCGTTGTAGATATAAACTTGGAAAATTTGATTGCTGCTTGAGTATGTCCCGCCGCAAACAATGTCGTCGTTTCCAGCAGAGGCACCGTTTCGCTTGATGATCGCTTCGATAACAAATGTTCGGCGGTTCCCTGCAGAGCCAAACGTCTGCGTAAGGTAGCCCGTGCTGGCGTCAGTGTACGCGCTGCCTTCGATGATTAAGGGGCCAGCACCCGTGGGGAATCCGTTAGATGCTAGAGACCCAAAGATTAACGTAGGAATCATTACGCGTCATTCCCTGCATCCGTCGTAAAGTACAGTGTCACCCCATGTAGTCGGGCGTCGATTGCCATCGTATCACTACCGTCAGATACGTCCCGGTATACTCTAAAGAGTACAATATCTTCTGCGGCAGGCGAACCGCCGATCGTAACAGCAGAAGATTCAGACGTAACAAACATATCGTCAGTGGTGCCGCCGGTATCTGTCGTAACAACACCCGTTCCCCAACTTGCGTCAAGGGCATCGCTGTCACCGAAGGACGTAGCTTGAATCCCCCAAGCAACGCCAAAGTTGGTGGTCGTGCTTGCGTGACTCCAGTAGAACTTGGCTGTGATGGTCGATTCATTCCAACTCTTCGGCATAGGAATCTGGAACTGAACATATTCATCGGTTGCAGAATCGAAGTCCCACGTTTTGATCATGACGGCATTGGTTGTGGTCTCAGTTGCTCCCGCTGCCGCTCCGTTTGTCGTAGCTGTGTACATGCCAGAAGAAGGGATGGGAACTGCATGCTTGCCAGTGAGACCGACACGGGTCCCGTTCTCCTGGAGGATCGTGGCACTGAGTGTGTCAGAAGAGGCATTGATCGTAATACCCGCCGCCGTCTTGGGTTGGTTCGCTCCGGTGGCGCTGTTAGAGAAAAGGACGAAACAGGTGGTGTCTGAACTTTCGTCCGCTACGGTAATTTGATCAACGGAAGCTCCGTCAATCGTACCATCCGTCGCAAAGATCGGACTCGCAAACTCGACGTTGGTGCCATCACAAAAAACCCAAGCAAGATTACCGTTCGTCACAGTAACCGTGTCACCGGTTGCACCGCCGACGGTCAGGTCAGAAGAGTCGGTCGTTGCATTCCAGATGAGATACCACTTGGTCCGCAAAGGAACGATGATCTGACGAGTAGCTCCCGGCGTGCCGCTCGCTTTGATGATCGCAAGGTGTGACTCGCTCGTCGTACCACTGTTTTCCGAATATTGCGTATCATCTAAGGTGTAGTTGGAACCGGCAAGAGTGATCGTGGTCATACCCGCAATCGCCTCTTCCAATCGGCTCATCGCCGTATTGGCTTTGGTTCCCCAAGTACCGGAGTTTTCTCCGGTCGCCTGTTTCTCAAATTTGAGGAGATCTGATGCGGTAGAAGCCATTTACTACTCCAATCGAATGAGTGCGTTACTTGCGTCTGCGGTTGGGAAGGTGATCGTAAACGTACCCGCTGTAACCGTAAAATCGCCACCAAAATCTATCACGGCCACTGCTTTATTCGCTGCGGAAGTATTGTAGATAAGAGCGCCTCGGGCCGTAAACGTAGCAGAAGTCCAACTCGGATCCGCAAAATCCACGTAGGCGGTGGTACCGCTCGTAGCGATAGTTCCGCCTGTGAGGGTATAACCTCCTGTCGTATACCCCGTGCCAGAAACTTCGTTAGAAACCGTATAGGCGGTGGTACTTGCACCAAGAGTTGCGGAAGAAGTGTAAAGTGCGATTTTGAACGTGTCCGTGTCCAGGTCATGCTCTTTATTTAAGAGCTCCGACTTGAACGAGGTGCACATTGCTTGAGTAATTGCCATCGTTAGGCTCCTGCTCCATACTCGTTACTATAGATTCGACCTACCTCTTGCTGAAGTTTGGCCGTTTCGGTTTGATACTCTTCTTTCCAAACGGCCATCATTTGTTCGTGCTCCAAGAATTTGGCCGCTTCCCAGAAACAAGAGTACGTGAGCACGTTTTCATAATTGTCGCCTAACTCTGTCGTCGTGTTGCTTATCGAGAGACCTGTCGGAATTCTCAAATAGTACACGGTGTAAGCATACGTAGAATCAGGAGTTGGGGCAATTCTTATTGTGGATTGATTGTCCTCTGCGTAGAATAACGGAGAAGAGGTACTACTGGCATTCGGCCAGTAGTCTTTAATAAAAGAGTCTATCCGACGCTCTAAGAAAACCTCTTCGCTGCTTCCATTGGTGTAAGAGAGCTGCCGAACTACCCTTGAATCAGAAGGACGGGAGATGGTCGCCGTTCCGGTCACCATATTGCCCGTAGCTGTCGTACGAAATGGGGGTAGGTTAGGAACATCTTTGAAAATACGGTTTTCCGCACGAGTAATGAGTTTCGGAATTTCAGAAACAAACTCTGTTCCGTCATCTTCGAACTGGTCTTGGATATCCTGCAATAGTTCAGCGTAGTTCATTAATCACCCCACGTATTATCGCCCCATGCGTCGGTGCCCCATGCACCTGAATCAATGGCTAGACCCACTGTACCGATGTTGCCCGTGGCGCTGACGCCCGTTTCTTCAATAGACAAACTGATATTCTCTTCGCCTATTTCTCCTGTGGAAGCCACACCTGTCATGTTGAGACCATCTGGGAAGGCGAAAGCCTTTCCGAGTACCGTGCCGATGTTGCCCGTGGCATTGACACCGCTAACAGAAACAGGTCCGGTGATCGTACCGATGTTGCCCGTGGCGATGACGCCGCTCGGCTCCGCAAACCCTTGAGGTGTTACCGTGCCGATGTTGCCCGTGGCGTTGACGCCGCTAGGTGTTACCGAACTGACTTTAATCGGATCAATCGCATGAAGCACTCTAACGTGTAAAGAAAGACCAAAAACATGCGCTGTCGCATCATTTTGAGAACTGTCTGGGCGTGGTTCAAATAAAGCGGTCGCATCGGAGGCACTGCGGGGCTCAAGTTGAGGGTGTTTAGACTCCCAACACGTTGGACATACTTTCAAACCGTTCCATTCTTTCTGAAGCGAAAGATAAGGATATTCCCAACCGCAACGATCGCATTCCGCTTTCGCAAATTTTCCCGTTGCGTACCGCGCCACTAGATCACCGATGTCGTACGGATCGACAACGTCGCCCGTTCGTCCTCATCTTGAGCCGCATGGTCAAACGCCTCATTTGCGTCTGTTTTAAGTAGCGTGACCATATTCACATCGCGTTGCGGCTGCTTCATGTAAAGCCTGTAGGCCAGTCCTGCGGCCATAGCATCATACCATCGATACGGCACATCGGTGTCTTCATTGCTCGCGGTTATGTCCTGAATCTGGCGTAGGTTCCAATAAACGATGGTATCCGTACTGTTTTCAGGTACCTGCCACAGATAGATCTGAGGAGTTTTCTGACGATCAAAAAAGAACTGACTCGGCTTACCCTGCTCTGTTTTCTCAGGTAGCCCGTTATAGTCCGTAAGGCTAATTCTGCTCAGCACTGTGTCCGTACCAGAACGCCGTAAAACGGCGCTCAAAATGTCGAGAGTGCCTGTGGGAAGTGTGTAGGTAGCGGTACCCTGCGTAAGAGCTAGGGTCGTCTCCTCGGTCTTCCAATAATTGATGCCTCGCGTAGCCCAGTCAGAGAACATGATGTTCAAGCTTCGCCGTGCGGCACGGGCTTGGTACCCGGTAAGAATTTGAGCGTCTACCCCGGCACGTTCATAGGCTTCTGTGATGAGCTCCTGAACATTGAGATTGTAGGTATATGTCCCTGAACTAGCCATGTGTTACCTCAAGTTATCCCATTCATCGTAAGGAAGACCTGTTGGCATCTTAACGTAGCCAACAGATGCGGTGACGTTGTGACCAGTACCACCGGCAATAACCAATTCAACCCGTGCATCCTTCCAACCCTGCCACCGACCGCTTAGAGAAGTAGCAAGGTTAACCGGTGAATCTGTGATTGTCGGCGCAACAATCGGAATGGCCGTCGTGCCGTCAGTGAATTGCAGCGTAATGACGGCGTTGTTGACCTTGTTGGACGACAAAAAGATGTCCGTCAGGATCAAGCTGCCTTCGTCCTTCGGTGCTACGACAATCGTGGTTCCAGTGCCGCTCGCCTGTGCCGCTGTGAACGTGCCGTGAGCAAAACCTGTACCCATCCAAACAGGAATAGCCTCCTCGCCAGTGACCGCATGACTTTCGTCCCACTGCTCCTCAACGTGAAGCGCCTTCTTTGTCTTTGGGTCAACGGCGACGGTGCGGATCATTTACAGCGTATCCGGGTCAATCAGCATAAAGGTGCAGTGAGACAGAGCCGTTCCGCTGGTATGATCTGAAGTGATCCGCATTTCCATCGTATCATTCAGACCGAGGATGCAGCCATCGCGTTCTTCGAAGGTGCGACGTTCTGCTTCAGCAGCGGGGAACCATTTCTGGCTTTGTAAGAACGTGCCAGCCAAGGTCGGAGCGTTGTCGTACAGCACAGCAGAAGCAACGGAACCAGAGGTGCGGTTCTGGTTGACCGGTGTCGTAACCGTGCCGCCGCTGGAGTAGGTGCGGTTAAATCCAACCTCGAAATAAGTACTCGCAGACGGAATAGCAGTGCCACCAGCAGCGTCAACCACCTGTGCGTCCATCTCAGCCATGACCAGCAGCTTAGTGTTGTCGGTGTTCTGGAGGTGCCAGACTGTAGCTGTACCGTTGATGACGGTCGCTTCCGCAACAAACTGGAAAACACCTTCTTGCGTCGATGAGATGTAGAACGGCAAGTCGAGGCTCTCACTCTGGACCTTGACCTGACCGCCTTTGGTAACAGTAGCAAGTTTCCCGTCGTCGCTGTTAGAGATGCGTACTTCCATGATTAAATTTCCTTGTAGAACAGAATGCGGGAGGAAACATCCCCGGCAGACGGGACTTCAGCCGTGAGAGCGATAGCATTGCCCGTGTCGATGACCAGACCACCCCAGAAAGTCTCCTCGGAGTGTCCCGTGTCGTTCTGCCAAAGCTCCATAATAGAGCCGTCAGTGACGGTCAAACCATCGCCCCCAGAGAAGCAGAGGACATCCGCAGTATTGGGGGAAGACAGGTCTAAATTCGTGACCATCGAATCCGTCGCCGTTGAGATAAGCGTACCAGTGGTCGGGTTCTTGTACATCCGCCACTTCTGCTGAACGTTGCCGCAAGTGCGGATGGAGTGAACCAGCAGTCGCTTCGATCCAGTGTTCTTGAGGTAGATGTTGCCGTTCTGCGCGCCCGTTGTCGTAAGGGCTTGGAGTTGGCTGATGGCGACATACGTCTGTTCGCGCACTGTAGAGGCATAGGCGAATTGCGTTGTCGATGTAGCATCAACAAGCGCACGCCCTTCGCTTGAAACGTGCATCAAGACGCCAGTGCCGCTGCCGTCCTTCAGTTTAAATTCACTCATTGCAGTATGCCTTTCAGCAGTTCATTGGTCAGGCGCAGTTCCATGTGGATTTTATCAAGTAGGTCGATCACCGCGTCGTTCGCAGAATCTTCAACGAGAATAGACTTTCTGCCAGAACGGTCATCCTGAACATCCGCAACGCTATCTGCGTCGCCAATACCAACGATAACGCGGTCAGTCCCTTCGATTTTTTCCTGAGCCGTTGGGTCGACCCGAGAGACACCGCCAGAAATACTCATTAGCTAATTAACGCTTTCATACGGTTCATACGATCTTCTGCTTCCGCGATCATTTCTTTAGCCTTCGTGTCGATATTCTCCGCTAATTGACGCGCACGTTGTACGGAAATTCTTTCTGCCTCGAGTTTCTGTTGCTCGCGCGCAAAAAATTCTTTGAGGTTTTGCTCACGCCGCTCTATATCTTGTACCGATTCTGCGTTTTGTTTCTCTAAGGCTGCGACAGCTTCCTCTCGCGCAAGAACGTTTTTCTCACGCTGTTCAATATGCGCCAATGTTTGATCGCGATGCTGTTCTACGTCCCGTTTTTTGTTGTCCAAGCGTGTGTCAGCGGCCTTGACTTTAGCGTCGTATTTCTTTTCGGCAGCTTCCAAATCAAGGAATTTTTGGAGTTGTTCCGCCTTGGCTTTTTCTGCCGCTTTGGTGGCCACGTCTGCGTCTTTTTTCGCTTTTTCCAAAGCCTTCAAGCGATCTTTAGTTTTCTTGTCGCTGCCCAAAAGCTCCATGAGTTCCTCAAGCGACATCTCGATACCCGTAGTAACGCGGAGAGTAGTGCCAGAAATACTCATTAGCTAAGTCCTCCGCTAACTATCCGAATAGTCGCCGAGCCACTAGTGTATGCCGTAACAGCAAGGCGAATTGCTGTCGGTGGGTTGGTATAGTTACCGTCTTGATTGGTTGTCTCACCGGCAACAGAAGCGTTGTTGTACACCGTAGCGTCGTCTTCAATGAAACCGGTTGCAAGCACATTGTTAAAGGTGTGCTGAACCGTGTAGGTAAGAGAACCTCCAGAGCTGATCTCACATCCAAAACCGACGTTGAATTCCTGCCCGCGATAGTTGACTACGTACCATTGCGACTCACAGGTACCATCAACACCTACCTCCACGTTACCGGTAGTAGCTCCGTCAGAAGCTACGTCAGTGACCGTTGCAAAATTTTTGGTGCCAGTGACGGTCGTATTGTTCGGGCCGGTGATAGTCTCGGTCATCGCGTTGCCGTAACGATCGGTACCTGTAACGGTAAACACGACGCCAGAGTTGTCTCCTGCGGAATAGATCGTGACGTGTTGAGGTTGGGTAAAGGTAACAGTTCCGCCAGAAGCAAGAGCGCCACCAAGGGTGAAGCTAGTTGCGCTGCCCAGAGTTTCCGCAGCGGCGATACCGTCACGATCTAGGGCAGTAGGCGAAAGAGTTATGCTCTTGGGTCGAGACATATTTATATCCTCTTTCAAAAAGTTAGTAGACGAACTGTAGCAGCGAACTTTTCACAGCACAATTAAAAACCCCCTCGTGTCCTGGGAGGGCAACACGAGGGGGTCGCACGAAGGCAGAAGCCTCACGTGCCAGGGAACTTACTGGTCAGAGAATGCCGGAGCAGTCGCCGAAGTCACCGTACCAGAAATGTACCACACCGTACCATTGGAAACGAGAGTGATATCGCACAGACTTGGTACGTTTACTTGAAGCTTGCTGTTCGAGTTGCCGTCCGCGTACACCGGAACAACTTCGTCGCCACCCGAACCCGCATCAGAGTCGAGGTGGGTCACACCGCCGACAAAGTAATTGGTATCAGAACCGCTGTCGAGAATGAAGTCAGTCGCGTCAGCCGCTGCGCCGCCATAGATAAAGCGTAGGGTAGCACCCGCCACCGGAGACGGCAGTGTGTACGTGTTGTCCTGACCACCATCCGGAACAACGATGATGTTGCCGGAGTGGGTGGCGTTCGTGATCGTGACGTTGCCGTCCGCCAAGGCAACCGGAGCACCGCCGAAAGTAGCGACTTCCGTGATTGCGCCCGTAGAAGCATTCTTAACGACTTGCTTGAAGCCGTTTTCAGACCGCACCGGTCCCGTAAATGTAGAAGTACCCATGATAATCTCCTGTCTGGGTTAGGTCTGCCGAAGCAGTCAGGAAAAACAAAGGGGGGCCGAAGCCCCCCTTCGCAGATGGTTAGGCACCCGGCGAGCCGTAAATGCCGCGCCAATCGGTCCAACCGAACGAATAACGCTCGCGAGCTTTGTAGCGAACGTCGCCCGTTTCCCAATCGCCGTCCATGCCCCGCTGCATTTTAATGCGTTGGAACATTTTGAGGCCATCCGGAACATCGGTTTTGATGAACCATGCGTCAGTGTCGGTGAGACGCTGCATAACATGGACACCTTGCGGCAGCATGCCGAGCGACTTGATGGCGTTGATATCGTTGTCTGACGTAGCAGTACGCAGATTCGAAGCCAGAAGACGTTCAGCAGTGAAAACCAGTGCCGGAGGAACGATCAGCATCTCACCCATAGCGGCGATCGGAATACCCCGGTCGTCTTTATAGTTGGAGATGTCAATCAGAGCCTGTTCGAGCGAGGTTTCGCTGAGGTCTGCCGAGGTTGCGAGTTCGTTGGCTTGGTTGCCAGACTGGCTCGTTGGGTGGTTCGTAGCACACAGTTCTACACCGTCGCCACCCGTATAGGACGAGTTAAACGCACGGTTAAGAATGTTCGCTGCTTTGATCTCCTTGGAGTGAACCATGGAGCGAGCAAGTGCCGGAACATACTTTTTGGAAAGCGAGCCGTAGAGGTTGTCCTCTTCAGCTTCTTCCGTCAAGCGAAACGCCAGCGCAACCGTATCGTGGTTGTAGCGAGCGGTCCACTGTTCCGTTGCCGAGTCGAAGGTGACCGAAGCCCCTTCCGACTTGTCCGGAGCAGCCCCAAAGCCTTCCATGAGCACGTCTTCCTCGAATGCTTTCTCGGAAGTGTTGTACTCGAAAACTTTGCGCCACTGTTCGTCGAAACTCTTGTACGTCAGGCCGAACAGAGCGTTGAGTCCCGGCTCGAGCTGTTTCGCAAAGGATGCGCGATTCATTGCCATTGGTCAGGTCCTCCTTAGACGCCCGGAGTCGCTTGGCTGTGCTCAGCGAACTCGTGTTCGAAGATTTGCACTTCCAAGTTGACATTGGTGCCGTAGTCATTGTCCGGCGCGTTTTGTTTACCAAGGACGCGGAAACCCGCCGCCCCGGTACCCGTGGTGCCGTTCAATTCGAAGCCAGAAAGGCCGGTGCTGGTGGAGCCAGCCCCAGCGACATGGTCGCCAAGGTTGCCAACGTCAGCAGCGACGGTGGAGCCAGCGGATTGTACGCCGAACACTACGTTCGGATCGTCAATTACGCGAGCTTTGATGTTGGTCGCCGAGGTAGAGGCTGGCCAGTATTTGCTGAACACAACTTCACCTTGAGCATTCGTGTATTCCACACCTTGGAAAATACCAAGGAGACGGTCTCCCGCAGCCGCCGCTTCGATCGTGCCAGCGGCAACGAGCTTAACAGCGTCTCCGTAGAAAATCCCCGTAGCATAACCGGAGGTGATGGAGTACTCAGACATGCGGATCGAACCGCCCGTCAGATGACGGATCGGCCAGAAACCACGAGCGGCATCAATATTTGCCATGAGGTTTACTCCTTCAGTTAATCATCCTCGGCCACATGAGCGGGTCGAGAATTGGTTACAGACGATTCGAACTCACGTTCGATTTTTTCGCCTCCAGCCCTTTCAACATTGTCAAGCTGCTGTTCGACGAATTGGTTGAGCTCTCCTGTTTTCCCGGCAAAGTATTTGGCACGGGCTCTGGCACGTTCTTCAGGTAGCTCGCACAAGATCATGCCCTCTACGCCAACGTAGCCTTCGTACTGACCATGGGTAATCGTCGGTACATGGAAGTCCTGAGGAATAGTTTCCATAGGACGGGGAGTCCAACCTTCTCGAAACCGCCGCATGACATGGTGTGGTACATCTTGCCCTTGAATCTGGGTAGCGATCCACCGTTGGCGATACCCATCACGCGCCGGAGGCGCGTCAAGTACCGCAGGGGGAACCCACATTTCGGCGCGAGTTTCTTCCTCGCGAGTAGGGTGGCGGTTTTCAGAATTACGAGATTGACGACGTGACATAATCACTTGCCTCCATTTGCATCGAGTTCAGCGCGGTACGCTTTAAGCTGGTCTTGAGAAGTTAGTCCCAATGATTTAGCCACCTCGAGCTCCTGTCTCGTAAACCTTAGACGACCATCGTTGGAATTTTTACGAGGAGACCCACGTTGTTGCCCTTTGGTCGGAGCAGTAGGACTCTTCGGCTTCCTTGACGCCGTCGAATTCGAGTGTAGCGCAGGGAATTTCGCGTGTAAACGCTTATTAAGCTCTTGATAGTATTCCTCGCTGTTTTGATCATACCCTTCATTGTCGAGTTGGGTGTCGATCAAGCGAGCGGCTTGAGTTTCAATCTCATAGCCCGGTGAGTTAAACCAGCGATTCTCATTCCACCAGCTCATCGCTTTCGGAGGTGGCGGCGTTTGACGCTGCTCCTGCTCTTTAGGCTGCTGCGGAGGACGTTGCTGACGCTGCATGTCCATAATACGTGCTGAGGCACGCATATCCGCAATAAGCTCCGTAAGCTCTACTTGCTTTTCGGTGTCGCCTTCTTCTGCCGCAAGACGCAAGTCGTTCTTCGCCTGCTGGTACTTCTGCTGAAAAGCCGTGACCTGCGACTGGTAGTTCGTACCTTCTAATTTTGCGAGTCGCTCTTCGAGTTCTTGGTTTCTTCGCGCAGCTTCTTCTGCCGCACGTTCTGCCGCTCTTCGTTGCGCTGTGAGCTGGTCAATACGACGATCTCG